TATAATTAGTACCACCATTTGTGATAGCTACAACATTAAGTGACCCAGTAATAATAGGACCATCTTTATTTGTTACATCAGATGCTATAGCTTGATAAATTCTATCACCTTTAATAAATGAACCCTTTACGTTTGAAAGAATTAAAATATTAATGATTCTACCATTCACAATTTTTTTGTTCACACTTTCAACAAGTGCAACAGAACCAGCATTATTTTTAATCTTTGTGCCGATTAGATTTGCTATCTTTGGATGACTGGTTGTTTCTATATAAGTAGGAACTTTCCATGTATTATCAGATGGCTTGAAAATATACTGGCTTGGAATATAAAGTTCAATATCCTCACCGTAAACTAATCTGAATAAAAGTTCATAACCTCGTTGTGTGCCCTTTGATCTATATAAATCAAGAATATGTTTTAATAGAAGTTTCTTATCAACTACAACTGTCTCAGGTAAAGATTGAATAAATGTATTCTTAAAGTGTGTAATAAATGAATCAGCAGTAGAGTCGATATCCAGATAATCTAATAAAGATCTAGTTTCGTGAATAATATTCCCAGATTGTTCCATCCATTCATAATAAGCTCTAACAAAGGCAATAAAGTTTGGTCCTTCTTCTTTATAAAAAGAAGGGAATTGTTGAGCAATAAATGGTGATATAAACTTTTCTATTTGACTCATTAGATTGACTTAACCGTTATGTTTATACCTTCAGAAAGATCAATAAGTATCACATCATTCTCGCTTGATTTGCAATCAGTTACTGCAGACTTGCAATAAAAATTAATACCATCAATATTGATGGTAGATGTAATCATGATTTGTTTGAGTGTTATAACCCCTAGATTATAATCAATTGTTCCTGCAACTTGATATGATTGAACACCCGGTGTAGTAACGTCTTTTAGATAGATAGTTGTGGAATTATTTACCACTTCTATACCTGTCGCGTCTTTTACTACCTTAAATGTATTTGAATTTGGATTATAATCGGTATAAGAATATCTTTTATTATTTGAAATAAATTCAGTAGAATAGAAAGAACCAGGAGATACTTTATTTCTAAACCGGACTGTCATGGATACCGGAGTATTTAAGTCCGGTGACAATATCTTCTTTAGACTGATTTTGGTTTCATTACTTGAAATACTAGGGTGTGCAGAATTTATTGCTGCCTCAAATCTAGAGAATCTAAACTCTGTATCAAAATCATTTAACTCATCAGTATTGAATGTTGTAATAGCATTTTTTACAATAGTAGAAACATCAGCTGGTGAAAGTTCAGTTTCATTTCCATTATATTTGCAAATAGTATCCACAAGAATATAAAGGTAATCAGGATTTTCCACTATTGGACTGATACCTAAAGTACACTTAGTAGATAGAAATGATACAATGTCTTGACGTTCGGTATCAGATAGCATTTCACCAGTAAATGAAGCAGGTACTACAAATACTTTACCAAACTGTTGTTTTCCGGCAGATGTTTCACCTCCATAAACATGACAAGTTTTTATATCTTGATATTTTTGTAGTACTAAAGTTTTAAAATCTTCTTCGGTAACTGCACGCTCTTGTGTCTGATAATTTCTTGATGCTCTATATCTAATCTCTTCGATTGTCTCTGCTTCTGCACCACCAAATGCTGCTGTAGCTACTGTAATAGCCGGAATAATAGCATTTGCAGAATTAGAACTATTATATGAACCTAGATTATCATCTAGAATGAATGTAGTACACTTATTACTATTTGAACCAGACGAGATTCTATAACTTGTAATGATAGTAGCACCATTCTTAGGCTTTCTACCAAAGACACCATCACCAAACACAATCTCATATTTGGTATCTTCAGTTGCTTGCACAAAATAAGCTTGAGTATTAGCAATCAGACCAAAGAGGGAAGTTGCTTTCTTATAGGAAAGACTTGTCTGCCCACCGTCTTCTGTTACAGTAACAAGTAATGAATCCGTATCAATGGTTTGATTTGATAGAATGAATCGCTGTGCTTCTATTGAAGAATCGTAAATAAATGTGTCTCGAATGAATGAACCTTCATAGACTTCTACATTTGTTGCTACAAACTTATTATTTGCAGGATATAGAGTTAATGTTTCATTTGTCACAAAGGTAAATGATCCGTTTGAGTTCTTACCAGTAAAACGAGCACCCTCAGGAATCTCAAATGATTGTAGATTTGACTGAGCAAAAGTAAGATTCAATAGAGCCTTAGATGACTTCGAGGATCTAGGTGTGTAGTTCAATGATTTGGCAATAGAGATAACACTATTTCTGAGCTGTGCTGAATCCAAAAACATCTCGGACGCAACCATATTAAGATAAAATGTATTCAAGTATGAGTTGTAGGAAAGGATATCCAACAGCACCGACATATTGGAGCCGTCAAAGTCATAGTCCTGAAAGAATGATTGACCCTTTAGATAAGTTTTAAGTGTGCTTTTTAGAGTATCAAAATCTAGATTGACTAGACTTATGGAGTTATTTGCTGCCATTTATCTGATTCTTCTTAAGATGAGATCGACTGTTTGTATTGTCTGACTATTTATAATAACAAATACAATGTTTACCGCTATGCTATCACCACTTGGGTTTGATTGAGATTGAACTTGCAGCAAGCTTACTCTAGGTTCATTATTATTAATGACGTTTGAAATATCGTATTCTAGTTCAGAGGAAGCAATGATATCATTTGGCTCGAATAGAACTCTTCTTATATTTCCACCAATGTTAGGTTGAAATAATCTTTCAGTTATATTTGTTAATACTAAATTTCTCACCGCTCTTTTAACTGCAATATCATTCTTTACTCTAGCTACATCTTTAATAATAGGGTGGGGTGACAGATCAACGAGAAAATCCGAAAATAAATCCGGCATCTTTTGAGTCTGAGTAAAGTTATCGGCTCTCGTTGACATTATATTTCCTTATTCGTCGTTGATTCTAACTTGTTGACCTTTAATAACAACAATATCACCAGAAGCTTCAATGGTAATTTTACCGCCAGCTTCAATCTTGATAAATCCACCGGGAGTTTTAATCAATACGTCTGCTGCAGCATCAACAGTAAAATTCTTACATTTTACTTTAAAATCAGCATCACAATTAATATCAATATTTCCACCGGCAGCAATTTGCCAATCATTTTCAATAGTATCAGCTCTATTCTCACTTACAACTGTAAACTTACTACCTTTGACTGAGGTAAACTCATTACCCTGAAATTCTTTAGTTACATCACCCGTAACAGTTTCATCTTTAAGTCCCATAACTCTTTGGATATAATCACCACCAATAGCAAGTTGATAGTTTTTACCCATCCCTAGAATATAATCACCTTTGGTTGCTGCATACATAGAGATATCAGCATTTAGTGAATAGTTGCCTTTAATCTTGTAGTCAACATGACCATCTGAAGTAAAAGTCACACCGTCTTTATGGTAATAGTTTGCTTTGGCTTGAACCACTTGTCTCCAAGCACCATCACTTTCAATCTCTACATAGGTACCCTGGGTATGGGCAACTTTAAGACTTTCTTTTCCAGGTGCGTCATTGATATGAAATTCATGCCCACCACGTGATACTGTAGCTTGGTTATATGGATATTCGGTAGAAAAAGTAGATTCTGTTTTTCTTTTGTTTTCAGGATTATCGGACATTATGTAACTCCAACTGCGAGCAGCTGTGCTCTTCGGGCTCTCAATGCTTGATTTTTAATAAAATCGTTTCCCAATGATCTAAATGCGCCTTGATCAACTACTGAAAATGTAATCTTAGGATTGAATATTGATTGTGTAGCAGCAACAATTGAAGGAATAATAGATGCAGCAAGATTAATAAGTGATGCAGGGCTAAAGCCATTACCAAGAACACTTTTAGCGCCAAAAGCAGAAGCAAAGGTTGTTGCGCCTTGTATAGCAGTAAGTAGTCCTGGTCCAGAAATAGAACCAGTAACCAAACCACCAAGTGAAGCACTTACAGCACGTTGTGTAGCAAACTGAGTATGTTGTTGTGGTGAATCATAATTTGGTTGACCACTGCGAAGTGTAAAGATTGGATCGCCAACATTAGCAGGATCAACCCATTTAATATAACCTGGATATGGATCATCCTTATATGAATGATATTCTTGTACATATGCTGCAGGTGGTTCAACTTGAACACCGGCAAAAGGTGAGAATGAAATTCCAGGGACTCTAGATAAAGGAACATTGATCAAACCACGAATAGTATTATTAAGTCCTGCGCCTGCAACATAGTTTAAATCACCTGAAGTAAATCTTGTTATACTATTAATACCGCTAACAGCTTGTGCTAATGCCATATCTGCCGCTGACGCTATTCCATTATTTAGAGGGCTGATACCGCAGATTTGGATATTTGCAAGAGCAGCAATAAGATTCCGAATACTATTCATGGTATTAACTACTTCATTTAAAGCTTTTAATATTTTAGCAATTCCAAGTCTTGCTGCAAGTTCTAAAATAGCATTACGAATTGCATTTGCAACAATACCTACGATACCACTAATAAGACTTGTAAGATTTAACTGGATATTAATCTGTAGTGAATTAAACGGTAAGCAAGGCAATGCTGATATTCTGCTTCTAGGATCTACGGTTTTAAACATGTCTAATATACTAGAATCATCCGTTTTTTTAGCGGAACCTATAGTCGGTACATCAGCAAATTTCATGCCTTGTTCTACTTCTTTACTTAGAACTACACCATCATCACGTTTAACGCTATCAATACTTGCTTGACCACCATCAATTTGACTAATAGAGACTCTTCCTGGATTCAATGCTGTATATGGATTTAAAGAAGATGCTTGACTAGCGCCTGGAATGCTTCCTGTAGCGGGGTCAATTTCCGGTGCACCTCCTACAGTAGAACCAGGTTTTACATCGCCTGCTTTACCAACCACACCGGTAACAATAGGAAGTTGTCTATCCATATCAGCCCACATACCAAGAACACGCGAGCCTTTTACTAGACCTACTGGCGCAGAACCCATTCTACCAAGCCCAGCAGAACTAATTGGTTGAGTTACTTGTGCCCAGGGTAAATCTGCATCTGGTATTGCTGTAGTATTATCATGTCTACCAAATACTCGTACTTGCACCCTACCAGATTGATATGGATCCATTACGTTGGAGACAACACCTACCCACCAACTAGAGTTATCTTCTCTTTCTGACATTTTTTAAATTGACTCCTCATAAGCACCTTTAATGCATTCTATTGTACATGTATATCTAGGTCTTTCACCAAACTCACCAATTTTATGATGTATTCTTGAAATAAGAAACTTGCCTGTCATCAATGGATCTTCATCGGAAGCACCGGTCAAACCTTTCTTGTTTGGTATCTCGCATGTAATAATTTGACCAGCAGTCAATAATGTATCACCAGGAACTTTGATTCTCATTGCATTCT